TTGAGTTATCAGGGTACTTGGAATGCTTCTACGAATACACCTACATTGACAAGCAGTGTTGGTGTTAATGGCTACTATTACATTGTTTCAACTGCTGGCTCTACTAACCTAGATGGCATTACAGATTGGCAAATTGGCGATTGGTTGCTATTTAATGGAACAGTTTGGCAAAAGATTGACCAAAGCAACTTAGTTACTTCTGTTAATGGACAAACTGGTGCTGTATCGGTTGGAACTGTAACAAGTGTGGCGGCTACGGCTGGAACAGGAATTACTGTTACTGGTAGCCCAATTACATCAAGTGGCACTCTGACCATTACAAACTCTGCACCAGATCAAACTGTTTCGTTAACTGCAAGCACAGGCATTTCTACTAGCGGTACTTACCCTAACTTCACGATTACCAATTCTGCTCCAGATCAAACTGTTAGCTTGACTGCAAGCACAGGTATATCAACGAGTGGCACTTACCCCAACTTCACTATCACAAATACTGCTCCTGACCAGACAGTTGCATTGACCGCTGGAACAGGTATCAGTACCTCGGGTACTTACCCCAACTTCACCATTACCAACTCAGCACCAGATCAGACTGTTGCATTGACAGGTGCAGGGACTACCTCCATCAGTGGTACTTACCCTAACTTCACTATCACATCAAATGACCAGTATTCAGGTACTGTTACCTCAATTACTGCTGGTACTGGTTTAACTGGTGGAACGATTACGACAAGTGGAACTGTTGCCTTAGATACTAGTGGAGTTACTGCGGCAAGCTACACAGCGGCAAACATCACTGTTGATGCTTATGGTCGACGATTTACACTGGCAATGCTAAGTTGCTTTACAAGCCTAGCACTGGTGAATTGCAGTCAACTGTTTTGGTGGCAAGCAATGGTATTGTTGTGAATTCACAGACTGTATCTGCTGACTACACTATTGCGGCTGGAAACAATGGATTAAGTGCAGGGACTGTTTCTGTTAATTCAGGAATAACTGTCACAGTTTCAACTGGCTCTGTGTGGACTGTGGTGTAAAGGAAAACAATGTCACAAGTAGCAATCTCAGGCAATGCCAGCGGCACAGGTACGCTGACCATTGCCGCACCTAATACAAACAGCAATTACACGCTGACTTTGCCGACAAATACAGGCACATTGATTTCAACAAAGAGTGCAGGGACTGTGTTGCAAGTGGCGAGTACAACTAAAACAGATACATTTCAAACCACATCAACCACATTTGTAGATTTAACAGGTTTGTCTGTTTCTATTACCCCAACAAGTACATCAAGCAAAATATGGGTAATTGTTAATACTTTTATGGGGTCAAGCGATACAGCTGGTCTTGCTGTTTTTAATTTAGTTAGAGGCTCTACAAATGTTTCACAACCTGCAACAACCCCAACATTTAATGGAACGGCTGGTGGCTTCACATCAACCGCAGATAATATTCTGCCTGTTGGATTTAATTTTTTAGATTCTCCTGCAACAACAAGTTCAACAACATATAAAGTTCAATGCAAAATGAATTCAGGCACTTTGTCTATAAATAGAAGAAACAGCGCTGATTGTGCATTTACATCAACAATCACAGTTATGGAGATTGCGGCATGAATTACAAAGCAATTTACGCACTTTATTCAAATGTTGTCACTATTGACGATGGTACAGGTGCTTTTGATGCCCAAGGCAACAAAGTCGAAATTGACATGGATGCAGTCAATGCTTGGGTTGATCCCAACGCATACAAAGCCAAACGAGCATCAGAATACCCACCAATCACAGACTACCTTGATGGTGTAGTCAAAGGCGATCAGACGCAGATTGACAAGTACATCGCTGATTGCTTGGCAGTCAAAGCTAAATATCCCAAGGTGACTACATGACCATAGCGATTTCGGGCACAACAGGCATCACCCTTGATGGGCAGTTCAATTCTGCGTCATCAATGGGCTTCAAGAACCGCATCATCAATGGTGCAATGGTGATTGACCAGAGGAATGCGGGGGCGAGTGTTACTCCTGCAACTGGTGCTTATACGCTTGATCGTTGGGCGGTTGAGATGAGTCAGGCATCAAAGTTTTCTGTACAGCAAAACGCTGGCAGTGTCACTCCTCCAACGGGTTTTAAGAACTATTTAGGCGCTACTTCTTTATCTGCGTATACAGTTGGGGCATCCGAATATTTTGTAATTGGGCAAGCAATAGAAGGATACAACATAGCTGATTTAGCGTTTGGTACGGCTGATGCGGCTACTGTTACTTTGTCATTTTGGGTGCGTAGTTCGTTGACAGGAACATTTGGTGGCACTGTGTTGAACAGCGGCGCTTCCCGTAATTATGTTTTCAGCTATACCATAAATGCGGCAAATACTTGGGAGCAAAAAACAGTAACTATTACAGGTGATACATCTGGCACATGGTTAACAACTAACGGTGCTGGACTTTTTGTGCGCTTTAGCATTGGCGCAGGGTCATCAGTTACAGGAACGGCTGGCTCATGGTCAGGCACAACATATCGTTCTGTTACTGGTCAAACATCAGTAGTCGGAACAAACGGTGCTACTTTCTACATCACAGGCGTACAGCTAGAAAAAGGCTCAACAGCAACGAGCTTTGATTACAGACCTTATGGGACTGAGTTGGCTTTGTGTCAGCGGTATTTTGTAAAAACCAACACATCAAATATTCAAAGATGTGGTGGGCTTTGGGGAACTACATATACATCAACTGCTGGACATTTAACAGGGTTACTTCCTGTTCCGATGAGAACTGCACCTACTGTTAGTGCTGGCGGCACAAGTAATACATTTTATATGTCCAATGTGAATGCAACTTCTGCTGGAACTTTTGGAACTTTTAGCACATCAGAGTTAACTATTGATGCCGAAGTTTCTTCAATGAGTGCCTCATCTACTGGTCATCCTATTCAGTATAACGGTCAACTTTCTATAACATCGGAACTTTAATCATGTACAAACAATGTAAAGATTCTTTTGGCAATATTGCAAATTGCATACAGCGTTTGTCTGATGGCGCATTTATCCCATTTGACCCCGCCAACACCGACTACCAAGCCTTTTTAAAGTACCAAGCTGAAGGCGGCAAGGTCTATGGCGCAGATGAGGAAGTCCCTGATGGGCAAGCCGCTGAATAACCTACAAGGCTTTCGCTTTGGTAGCCTGACTGTTTTGCAGTTAGGGGAAAAGCAACGCCCAATGAATGGTGCTTGGTGGTTATGCCTGTGCGACTGTGGGACTCAAAAGAATATTCCAGCTACCGACATGGTACAGGGCAAGATAAGTTCTTGTGGATGTGAACACGCCAAGCGGATTGGCAAGGCAAGTGAAACGCATGGCATGAGCAAAGGCAGAACGTACCGCATTTGGATGGCTATGCGTAATCGTTGCAACCGAATCAATCAAGACTATTCATGCCGTGGAATTACTTACGATGAGCGTTGGGATTCTTTTGAAAACTTCTTGTCCGATATGGGTGAAGTTCCTGATGGCATGAGTATTGACCGCATTGATTGCAATGGGAATTACCACAAAGCCAACTGCCGATGGGCTACCCGTGAACAACAAGCAAACAATACAAGAGCCAATGTATTCTTGGAATACGGTGGCAAACGACAAACAGTGGCTCAATGGGCAAAGGAGATTGGAATGAAGCAAGACAAATTGCGTAGCCGATTGCGCTATGGGTGGACAACGGAAAGAGCTTTGGCAGAGGGCAACACGCCAGAGCCAGCAGATGAGGTGACAGAATGACTCTAATTCTTTCCGGCACAGACGGACTCTCAGATGTTGACGGTTCTGCCGCAACCCCTGCTATAAGGGGAACAGATGCAAACACAGGTATTTTCTTTCCTGCCGCTGACACCATTGCTTTCTCTGAGGGTGGCGTGGAATCTATGCGACTCGACTCTAGTGCCAATCTGCAATTTAACTCAGGCTACGGCTCTGTTGCTACTGCTTATGGTTGTCGTGCTTGGGTGAACTTCAATGGCACAGGTACTGTGGCTATTCGTGCAAGTGGTAATGTGTCGAGTATCACGGATAACGGCACAGGTGATTACACAATCAACTTTACTACTGCAATGAGTGATGCAAATTACTCTGCTACTTTAACAATGGACGACCAAGGCGGTAGTGTAAGAGGTGGCTCTGCTATAAACATAAAAAGTGGAGTTGCTCCGACAACCTCCGCAATAAGAATTTCAACTTTTTTTGGATCAACAGCTGCATCTGACGGCAATGTAGTTGATGCTTTATACGCTAATGTAGCAATCTTCCGCTGAAGGACAATCATGAACTCAAGGATAATTTACCCAACAGACGATGGTGTTGCAATCATCATTCCCGCCGCTGAGTGCGGTTTAACCATTGAGGAAATTGCCGCCAAAGATGTTCCTACTGGCAAGCCCTACAAAATTGTGGATGTCGCTGACATTCCAACAGACCGCACATTTCGGAATGCGTGGCAGGCTGACTTTACCGAGGTGACCCAATGATTACCATCAACATTGACAAAGCCAAAGCCATTGCTCACGACAAGCGCAGAGAAGCACGAACGCTTGAATTTGCGCCTTTGGACATCAAAGCAACCATTCCATCTGAAGCAACAGCGGCAGAAGCGGCAAGGCAAGCTGTGCGTGATAAATACGCCACCATGCAGACTGCCATTGATGCGGCAACAACTGCTGACGCAATAAAAGCGGCTATGCCATGAGTCCTGACCTACAAAAGTATTACGAATCCCGATTTGAGATGATGGGGAATCAGGGTTGGAAGGATTTAATTATTGATATTGACAATATGATAGAGTCACTCAATAATATAAGCGTAATTCCTGATGAAAAGACCTTACAGTTTCGTAAAGGAGAACTTTCCATCTTGACTTGGCTGAAAACCTTGAAAGAGGTCAGCGAACGAGCCTACGAGGAATTGAATGAAAAGAATGTTTGAATTTGCCTGTGAAAACGGGCATAAAACCGAAAGACTCTGTGATTATGAGACGCAGAGTTTTAGGTGCGAATGCGGAGAAACAGCCAACCGCATACTCAGTGCGCCAGCCTTTAGGTTGGAGGGGTGGTCTGGAGCATTTCCATCAGCGCATGGAAGGTTCGAGAAAAGCCATCTTGACAAACTAAAGTCTGAACGCAAGCAAAACTCATAAGCAGAAATGCCGAGTTTAATGTCCTAAAACCGATTAACGGCAGGAAAAGGAAAAAATATGTCGATTGTTGACAATGATGACCAGACGCTAAGTGAGTTAGAAGCAGTTGAGAGCAAGAAGCAACAGACTGAACTTCAGGACTTGCCCGAGAAATACAGGCAAAAAACCCTTGAAGAAGTAGTCAAGATGCACCAAGAGGCTGAGAAAGTCATTTCTCGCCAAGGCAATGAGGTTGCAGAGGTTCGCAAACTGGCAGATGAACTGATTAAGCAAAATCTGTCGTCTAAACAAGAGACTATTGAAAAAGAGCCAGAAGTAGACTTTTTTGAGAATCCTAAAGAGGCGGTTCGTAAAACTGTTGACAACCATCCTGATGTTTTGGCGGCTAGACAAGCCAGTCAAGACTTCAAAAAGATGCAGATTCAGCAAAAGCTGGCGCAAGAACACCCTGATTTCGGTCAGATTGTTCAAGACTCAGACTTTGTGGATTGGGTGAAATCTTCACCTGTTCGCATTGGTTTGTACGCAAAAGCAGATGGTGAATTCGATTACGACAGTGCCAACGAATTGTTGACTACTTACAAACAGTTGAAGGGCGTTAAGGCAAAGCAGACATCTGACGCAGGGGAAACTCAGCGCAAGTCAAGCCTTAAAGCCGCAAGTGTTGATGTGGGTGGCACAGGGGAATCTGGAAAAAGAGTTTACCGAAGGGCTGATCTAATTCGGCTGAAGATGACTGACCCTGCTCGTTACGAAGCCTTGAGTGATGAAATTTACCAAGCGTATTCCGAGGGCAGAGTCAAATGACTTAACTAATCGTTTTTTGGAGATTTAACATGGCAACAGCATTTAACCCCAGTAACTCAGTTACTACCACCACATCCGCAACATTTATCCCCGAAATTTGGAGTGATGAGATTATTGCGGCTTACAAGAAAAACTTGGTTTTGGCAAACCTAGTAATGAAGATGAACTTCAAAGGTAAGAAGGGTGATGTGGTTCACATCCCTGCACCTACCCGTGGTACAGCTTCATTGAAAGCCGCTGAGACAGCAGTCACTTTGATTGCCGCCACAGAGACAGAAGTTCAAGTGTCAATCAACAAGCACTACGAATATTCTCGTCTGATTGAGGACATCGTTGAAGCCCAAGCCTTGAACAGCTTGCGTAACTTCTACACCTCAGACGCTGGCTATTCCTTGGCAAAACAAGTTGATACCGACTTGATTCAGTTGGGTCGTGCGTTCAACGGTGCTACCGTTGGTACAAACGATTACGCTACTGCCACCGCATCCACCAAAGCCTTTGTTGGTAGTGATGGCACAACTGTCTATAACAGTTCAACTTCCAATGCGGCCGCATTGACAGATGCCGCCATTCGCAGAACTATTCAGCGTTTGGATGACAACGACACCCCAATGGACGGTCGTTTCTTCATCATTCCTCCATCAAGTCGCAATACTTTGATGGGCTTGTCTCGCTATACCGAGCAAGCATTTGTGGGTGATGGAAACGCAATCCGCAATGGTGAAATTGGCAACCTCTACGGTATCCCTGTATTCACAACAAGCAATGCTGACACTGCGGCTGGTAACTCCACCACAGACCGTATTTGCTTGATGGGACACAAGGATTCAATGGTTCTGGTTGAGCAAATTGCTGTGCGTTCACAAGTCCAGTACAAGCAAGAGTACCTTGCCACACTGTTCACATCTGACACTCTGTATGGAGTGAAGGCAGTTCGTGCGGCGGCTTCCACTGGTGCGGCATTGTCCTCATCTGCCTTTGCTTTGGCAGTTCCAGCCTAATTGCAGTTGTCCCTCCTACTTCTAGCAATAGGGGTAGGGGGACTTTTTTAACCTAATTAGGAGAAATCAAAATGGCAACCGCTTCAGCAGTAGTTTCACGCAGAGGTAATGACCAGTTTCGGGGCTTGTTCTCTGATACTTGGTCGGTAAAAGCAACCCTTGACGCTGGTTCGCTAGTCGATGGCGCAGGGGAAACAGACGATGTAACAGTGGCTGGTGTCGCTTTGGGTGACATGGTTATTGGTGCATCTTTGGGTGTGGATTTGGTTGGTTTGACAGTTACTGGCTATGTCAGTGCCGCCAATACCGTCAAGTTCCGCATTCAAAACGAGTCAGGTTCAACAGTGGATTTGGCATCTTCAACTTTGCGAATCGTTGTGGTTCGCATGGTGTAAGGATAGGGGGGCTAGTCCCCCCTTTCTCATTTGAGGGGTTTTATGGCTACTTTTCGCTGTCTTCAATCAGGTAACACTGTGACCTTTACCTTGCCCCATGACATTGCGTCAATGATTGGGCATCAAGGTTATGTGAGGATTGATGAGGCAGAAGTAACCAAAGAATCTGTAGAATCAGAAGTTAGAACAGATACCGCCTTTCGTGCGCCTGTTATCCCAACAATCAAGCGTATGGGTAGACCCAGAAAGGTTATAAATGTCTGATATTGACGCAAGAGACTTTGGCAAATTAGAGGCTCAAGTAGAGGCACTCCAAAAGGAGATGCACCAGTTAAGCACAGATGTAAAAGCCTTACTTGAACTTGCCAACAAAGGCAAAGGTGGTTTTTGGATGGGTATGACCATCGCTTCATTCATGGGCGGTGTGATTACCTTTGTGGCTGACCGACTCTGGAAATAAGGAGAACACTATGCCTATGGTTGGAAAAAAGAAGTTTCCCTACTCTGAAAAAGGGGAGAAAGAAGCAAAAGAATACGGAAAAAAGAAGGGTGTTCCTGTGACCATCATGGTTGCTATTGGAAAACCTAAAGGTTTGCCTATGCGTGGTGGCAGAACTGCTACTAACATGATGAAGAAATCAGGTCGTGGCAAATGAAAAAGACCAAAACACAAGCCAAAATCAGCAAGGTAATGCGTGAATATAAGGCGGGTGAATTGCACTCTGGCAAAGGTGGCAAGGTCGTAAAGAACCCTCGCCAAGCAGTTGCCATTGCTTTGAGTGAAGCAGGGATGTCTAAGCCAAAGAAGAAGATGAAATGAAACAAGGACTCTACGCCAACATCCATGCTAAGCAAGCCAGAATCAAAGCTGGTTCAGGCGAGAAGATGAACAAGGTAGGGTCTAAAGCCGCACCTACAGCGGCAGACTTTAAACAGGCGGCAAAGACTGCAAAGAAACCTAAAAAGGTGAAGTGATGAAAACTCCTGCTTGGCAACGCTCCGAGGGCAAAAATCCCAAAGGGGGGTTGAATGCTAAGGGGAGAGCGTCTTATAATGCACAAACTGGTGGTAATCTGAAAGCACCAGTTAAGTCGGGGGACAACCCTCGCAGAGCAAGTTTTTTGGCTCGTATGGCTGGCAATGATGGCCCTGAGTACAAGAATGGTGAACCGACTCGATTGCTTCTTTCGTTAAAGGCTTGGGGGGCTTCCTCAAAAGCTGACGCAAAGGCAAAAGCTAGAGCAATTTCCGAAAGGAATAAGGCGAAGGCAAAATGAGAGCATTATCGGTTGGAATTAGTCCCACAGCGGCAGTTGATACGACAGTCTACACCTGTCCAACGGGCTATTACGCCAAATTCACCGTGATGTACATCCACAATACTGGTGCATCTACTAAGCACATAACTGTTCAGTGGTTTGACGCAAGTGCTAATTCCACGCTAGATATTTTGACCCAATACACTTTTACAGCAAAAACCTATCTTCAGTTTGATGGTGGCGCATACATTGTTTTTGAAGAAGGTGACAAACTCAAAATCACTACTGAATCTGGTTCATCATTTAGCTTTATTGCCACATTTGAACAAATAGGATTGACAAGACAATGACCTACCTAGAACTCATCAACGATGTATTGATTCGGTTGCGTGAAACAACTGTATCTACCAATGCCGAAACAACTTACTCTACTTTGATTGGCAAGTTTGTCAATGATGCCAAGCGTCAAGTTGAAGATGCGTTTGCTTGGAATGTTTTGGGTCAGACAATTACTGTGACTACTGTTGCGAGTACACCGTCATATTCTTTGACTGGTGCTGGTCAAAAGTTTCAGATTCAAGATGCCATCAATGTCACAAGTAATGTTGGCATGATGAACATTAGCTTTGTGGACATGAACCGCAAACAAAACTTCTTGCCTTTGGTCAACGCTATTCCAACTGAATTCACCTTTGATGGTGTAGATGGGAATGGAGATACAAAGGTCAGTTTGTTTCCAATACCAGATGGTGTTTATTCAATCAAGTTTGCATTGACAGTGCCTCAAGCCACACTCTCTGCTGATGGTACAAGTGTTCTTGTTCCTGATGTGTTGGTGGCTCAAAATGCTTATGCAAGGGCATTGGTTGAGCGTGGTGAGGATGGTGGTTTGTCTTCATCTGAAGCGTACTTGTTGTACAAGTCAATGCTCTCTGACCACATTGCTTTAGAAGGCACTCGTTACCCAGACACAGGGGAGTTTGTTGCGATATGAGCCAACAGATTCAAGCCTACAGCATCTCAGCCCCAGGTTTTTATGGGTTGAACACTCAAGACTCGCCTCTTGATTTGAATGCTGGCTTTGCCTTGGTTGCGACAAACTGCATCATTGACCAGTATGGTCGTATTGGTTCACGACAAGGTTGGTCAAGGGTAAATGCTTCTTCAGGAAACCTTGGTGCAAATGATGTCAAGGTCATCCATGAGTTAGTGCAAGAAGATGGTTCTTTGACTGTTCTTTTCACTGGCAACAATAAGCTGTTTAAACTTGATGGGTCAAACAATGTTGTGGAATTGACCTATGGGGGGGGTGGTACTGCACCAACCATTACCGCAAGCAATTGGCAATGTGCCTCTTTAAATCAGATCACTTATTTCTTTCAGTCAGGCTTTAACGCACTGATCTATGACCCTGCTGTATCCACAACGACATACCGTAGGGTGTCTGAGAAGACAGGGTATGTGGCTACAGTGCCTGATGCAGACATTGTGATTTCTGCATTTGGTAGGTTGTGGGCGGCAAACACTAATTCCGACAACTCAACTGTTTTCTTCAGTGACTTGATTGCTGGTCATGTTTGGTCAACAGGAACTGCTGGTTCTTTGGATGTATCAAGGGTGTGGGTAAATGGTTCAGACCAGATCACTGGTTTGGCGGCACACAATGGTTTCTTGTTCATCTTTGGTAAGCGTCAAATCTTGGTGTATGCCAATGCCACTACCCCTGCAACCATGCAGTTGAGCGACACTGTAGAGGGTATTGGTTGCATTGCCAGAGACAGTATTCAAACCACTAGCACTGATGTGCTTTTCTTATCAAACTCTGGTGTCAGATCGTTGATGAGAACGATTCAAGAGAAGTCTGCGCCTGAAAGAGACTTGTCTAAGAACATTCGCAATGACTTGATGGGTACGGTAGCTGGCGAGACAATGGCAAACATCAAGTCTGTTTACAGTGAGAAACAGGCGTTTTATTTGTTGGTGACTCCAAGCATTGACACTACTTGGGTGTTTGACACCAAGGCTTATTTGCCTGATGGTGCGGCTAGAGTAACGGTTTGGGATTCAATCACGCCTACAGCCTTGTTGTCTAAGCGTGATGGTAGTTTGTTGTTGGGTCAGAATGGTTATGTGGCGTTGTACAACACTTACCAAGACCACACCGATTCCTATCGGATGCTGTACTACACAAATCATGCTGATCTTGGCAATCAGAATGTGACTTCAATCTTGAAAAAGTTATCTACGGTTGTGATTGGTGGCACAAACCAAACAGTGACATTCAAGTGGGGTTTTGACTTCAAAACTAACTACTTGTCTGACAACGCAACGATTCCAGAGCAAGATGTTTATTACTACGGTATTGCCGAGTATGGGGCAAATGCCACAACGATTGCTTACTACTCTGATGGTGTTGCTATTCAAACATTGACTGTTTCGGCATCTGGTGCTGGAAAGATTGTGCAAACAGGCTATGAGACTGACATCAATGGCACTGCTTTGTCGATTCAAAAGATTGAGATTCTTGCCAAACAAGGCAAACTGAGTTAAAGGAGAATAATTTTGAGCAATTATACAAAGTCCACTAACTTTGCAACCAAGGATGCTTTAGCTTCTGGCAATCCTTTGAAGATTGTCAAAGGTACTGAGATTGATACTGAGTTCAACAACATTGCTACTGCTGTTGCGACCAAGGCAGACTTGGCAAGTCCTACCTTTACTGGTACGCCAACATTGCCAACAGGTACGGTTGCTGTTACTCAATCTTCTGGCAGTAATACAACCACTATAGCCACCACTGCTTTTGTTCAAGCGGCAATTGCTTTGTTGTATCCAGTAGGTTCAATCTACACAAATGCTTCTGTTAGCACTAACCCTGCGACATTGCTTGGCTTTGGTACATGGACTGCATTTGGTGCTGGTCGTGTCATGGTTGGTTTTGATGCGGGTAATGCACTGTTTGACACTGCGGAAGAAACTGGTGGTAGTGCAGATGCAATTACTGTTAGCCACACTCACACTGCAACAGTTTCAGAGACACCTCACTCACATACTTATGATGATGTAGGTCGTACTGCCTTTGCATTTGGAAGCACATCGGGTCCAGATTTTAACTCTACCCAGACTGCTACTAGCACGACAACAGCTACTGCTTCTACAGGAATTACTGTGTCAAACAGCACAACTGGTTCAAGTGGCACAAATGCTAACTACCAACCCTACATTACTGTGTACATCTGGAAAAGAACGGCATGAAAAATCCTGAAATATTGCATCACTTCTCTGATGGGCTGTATGCCAAGCAGTCATGTTTCCCTGCTGGCATGGCTATCTTGAAGCATACGCATGACTTCAGCCACTTGTCGATATTGGCACAGGGTAAGGTTGCTGTATTGCGTGGGAATGAGATTGATATTGTTGAAGCACCAGCGTGTATTGAAATTAAAGCAGGATTGACTCATGGAGTCAAAGCGATAACAGATTGTGTTTGGTTTTGTATTCACGCCACTGACGAGAAAGACCCGTCTAAAGTGGATGAAATTTTGATTAAGGGAGATTGATATGCCAGTAATGATAGCGGCAGGAATTGGAGCAGGAGCATCACTCCTTGGCAGTTCAATGCAAAGTAAAGCCCTTGAGAGAGGCGCACAAGAATCAGCTAGAGCGCAACTTGAGTCTGCACGAATTGCGGCTGAAGCGGCTAAGTTTCGCCCTGTTGGTGTAACCACTCGTTACGGCACTTCTCAGTTTCAGTTTGACCCAAGCGGTTATCTAACTGGTGCTGGTTACACAGTTTCTCCTGAACTCAAAGCCTATCAAGACCGATTACAG